AATGCTTATCGTAGTCTACATCATAATAGAAAACAGAGAGCGCACGATAAAGTAGAGTAACCTCCAAAAAGCGCACGTCAACTTCATCGGGAAAGCCCTCCCACTTAAATCTGTTAGCAGCTAGTTCAGAGAGAATTCTAAAGTACATTCTCTCCATAGTTGCTTCACGATTAGTAGCAGGGTTATTCGCAAACTTGCTACCGTATAGAAAATCGTTATAGATATCAGTAGCACCAGAAGGCTTTTTCCTACGACTCATAGGAACACCCCCGGCAGAGCAGTATTATCAGCTAGATCAATATTGCCAATGTCATTAGGATTAGCCCACACGGTAACGCCCTTCTCAAAAATTCCACGAATACTCTGCTTAAAATTCTCAGGCATAGCACCACCGACAATATAAGTTTCAAGCAACTTCCAATATGTAAACTTAGTCATAACCATAAGCGAAGGAGGTATGCTAGCAAACTGCTTAACTGCGTAGCCGTAACGTAGCCAATACTCACCAATAGCTTTAATATTAGCGTGGTCAATCATCTTCCAACGAACACTAATCTTAATGCCACCATTAATAAGGTTTAGCATGTCGCCGCCAGCTTGACCGCTAACATTAGGTTGAATAAGGTTAGCATCTTGAACCCTAGCGTTGATACCCGCAATAGTGTTCTCATAGTCTCCGCGTGCAGACCAATCAGCAAGATCTTTATTAGTATCACGAATAAAAGACTGATTACCCACATTCTTACTGTTAGCAGCAAAAGCTGTATTAGCCCTAATAGCTAGGGAATCATTAGCCGCATTAACAGCCGCGAGAGTGCTACCACCACTTACCGCAGCCTGAGTAGCAGCACCCATTCCACCAGCGCCAGAAGATGCAATACCAGCAGCGCTACCAAGAGTCTTGAAAAGTGTTTGGTCAGCCATAAGCTTATTACTAACACCAACTTGCCCAATATCAGCACTAACACCAAGACCTGTAAGACTCTTGCTAGTAGATATTCCAGAAGTAGCTTGATCGTAGGCTACCTCATTACCCCTAAGTGCACGCTGTTGTGACCAGTCAGCACTACCCTTCTGAAAACCAATACTATTAACGTTAGAAGCCATATAAGAAATGGCGCCGTTGTTAACAATCGCAAGAGTGGGGAAGTTTGATATAAGAGCGCCAATATCAAGGTAGTCGCCGTTATCGTCGCCACCATCCTGATAAGCTCCGCCGGGGTCGCCGGGATAAAGATCCTCAATAGGTGCGGTAATATGAGAGTTATACCTTCTAGGATGGAATGACACACGCTGATTAGGAGGGATTAAAGAAGCACGCTCAACAAGAGTTGCGCTAGTGCTAGCCCACGATTCTGGCTTAAGAATTACCGGAGAGCCTGTATAAGAAGTTAGCTCAATCACCATATAAGGGCTAGTAAACAATTTCTTAAGATGATGATAACGCTCAGGAATGTATTCAAGAAATTCCGCCCCATCACGCCAGTTACTATACATATTATGCGGAATATTAAGCGGTGAGCCATTAGGGGGTGTATCAGAACCGCTAGGATTTTCAGGGCTAAAAGTGTTAGTAAAGACAAAAGTTGGGTAGTATCGTCTAATACTAGGTATCATGGAAATAGAAATAATACCCTGAGTTACCCACGGCTTATCAGCAAAAATCGCCATAAACCCACTAAAAGTATTACCACTCTCCCAGACATAATAGCTAGCGCCAGATGCAATACTCTGAAACATACTACCCTTAGCAGTATTCAATATAGGGTTTGCTGCATCACCGGGAGGGGCATTAAGGTCAACAGTACTAGCAACAAGAATAGTGCCAGCATCGCCGTGTTCATCTGCGTAATATGGGCTAATAACAATCTTATCCCGTTTAGTAACAACCTTGTACTCACTACCAAGATCGAAACCTTCAGGAATTGTTAGGAATTCCCTACCATAATCGTTAAACGCATTCTCGTTCGCAATACCGATATGGCCTCTATCAATATAACAATTTCCTAGCGTAACATCATAGCCAAAAGTCTGCCACACATCTAGCTGAACAACTAGCTCAGTAGTGTTAGGCGCAATGTAGCGAACATCTGTAATAAAGTAGTAGTAGTCCTTTTGAACATCTGCGCCACCAAGAGGCTGAACAGGATTAGTAGCTCTAAGGTAGTTATACTTGTAAGCAGAGTTAAAAGGAACGTTAACGCGAATAGGAAGATTCGGCTTAACGTAAGAAAGATTAGTTATTGTTGTAGTTTCAGAAGTAAGACTATCTATATAAGCGTTTAGAGCGCTACGGCTAAGATTTCCTTCTGCATCCTTGAAAGCAACAATATCGCGGTAATCGTTGTTCCAGCTTACATTACAAAGCTTAACAACAGTATTCTGAGTCCAAACCGCATAATTGAACTCAAGACCAAAATCATAAGTGTTAGCTGGCTGTTGAATCTGATTCATAATTACCCCTAAAGATAAAGCTAAAGGTGGAGCGTACCGTTAAAGTACGCTCCACCAATAACTTAGACCGTAAAGCTCCAGCTAGCAGGTGCGCCAACAGCAAGCTCATAACCAACGCGAGGCCCCGCGGTAAAAGCTACCGTGCCAACAATGGTATGAACTGAGCCGTTAGTAACTGTAGAACCAGCCTTAAAATACTGAACACCCTTAATGCTAGGGATAACTACAGTATCGTCCTCAGTTAGAACTAGATCAACTGGCGTAACTTCAAATACCCCGTCAAGGTCAGCATCTTCATCGACCTCAGGGTTAGGCCAAAGAATAAGCTTAGGCCCATTAACATCTAGCTCAATTGAACTAAGAAGTTGCGGAACGTCAGTATCCGTAGCAATAATATCAATACCGATAATAACATTATCCTCATCTGGCGCAACATGCAATACCCCAGTCTGAGAAATGTAGGTACGAAGATTATGCACGCTAGTAATATCAAAACGTACTGCGTCGTTCGCGCCACCCTCAGGCGTAGTTTCCGCTGCAACAAGGATTCTATAAGCCTCACCGCGAGTAACGTAACTTTCCACAGGAACACCCTCAAAATCAACAACTAGCGGTTCAGTAATACCAGTAACGGGAGTGTTATCAAGGTTAATCACAGTAGAAGGCTCCGTTGTAAACTTGATAGCAGGAACAAACCGGCTAGCGCTAACAACTTGGTGGTGATGCAGGAAGTAGTTAGTGTGAAGACCAACCGGGTTAATAGCGGTAGTAGTATCAATACGCGAATCCGCAATAACAAAGAAGTCGCGCGTAGTAAGAATACCCTGCACGTTATCAATACCAAAGTGTTCCTTCGGTACTGCAATAATCCTCTGCGGAGCCTCAGCACGATCAATGTTAAATGCCGCAGCAAGCGCCTCAACATCCATAGCAGCTTTAGCCTCAGGAGTAACGAAAAGAACCATTTCGTCAGGGCTAGCAGCAACCGGCATACCAGACGCGTTGTAATGCGTACTAATAAACTTAAGGTTGTCGCCAAACTCACGGAAACGCCGTAGCGCGTAACGCGCATCAGCAGCATCGCTAGTAGTAACGCTCAGATCAGGAACCTGAACATTGAAGAAACCACCGGCGCGGTCATATTCCTTAAACAGGGACATGGTGAGCAAGAACTCATCCCAGTTATCGCTAGTTGTAGGGGCATTCATAAGCCCTACGATAAACGAACTAAGGCCATATTCTGCAAGGAACGCGCGCTTAAGAAGTGTCTCATTTACGCTAAGCTTGTAGTAATCCTGACGGTTAATAACGTGGAAACTAGACTGCACATCGGGCTTTTCAACACCGAAGATAGCACCTTCCAAGTAATCGCGGTCAACATCATAACGCTTAGCCTCTAGAAGACCAATGTTAATTTCTTCAATAGTGGAACCAAATTCAAGCATACCACGCTTAAATTCAGCAAGAGGGTTAGTCCAAGAGTTATAACGAACAATCTCAAGACCAATACGGTTAACGAGAGAGTCGATAAACTCGTTCATCTGTGGACGATAGTCAAGCAAGTTCTGAATAGTATCCTGAACATTTGCCTTAGTTGCAGCGGGAATACGGCGCTGATAATCAATGGTAGCATTCTTGCGAATAGCATTGAAAATATCAACGTTGCTAGGGTTCCTAAAAGGAACAGTTTCAAGTGCCATAGTTATTTAGTCCTTACCAAATAGATCAGAAATGTCAGTATCCGATTCGTCGGATACCTCGTCAGGGACTACTTCAGCGGTTCCGGGAACAGCCATAAGTAGATCGTAATTAGCAGCCTTAGAAGCGGTTAGCTCAGCAGCACTAGCCAGAATGGTAGCATCACGCTCAGCAATAGTGGCGTTAAGAGTTTCAATCTTCGCCTCATATGCGCTTACATCGACTGTTTCAGCAACAGAGCTAGCATCATCCACAGGCTCAGTTGCAGTATCGTTTTCACTCATTTTGATACCTCTCTTATTAATATAGAAAAGGGGGCTAACCGTAATAACGATTAGCCCCCAATCCTTATCGGAGCACCAGCAGACAAATTCAGCGGGTTGCAAACCCAATTCTACACCCTGCACAAGTCAATGTGAGCCTCAGGGCGAGTCTGATTTACCTAATACTTTTGCCCACATAAGGAATGTATCATATTTTTATCTGGAATGGAACATCTGAAAGAACTACCCCACCGGGAACATTCTTAGGGTGAAGTTTGCCATGAAGAACCTTACCATCTACAAGGTCATTAAAAGTAAGAATGCTAGCAACCTTTTCGGGTAGACCGGCAATATGGGTAGTGTAATAGCAGTACTCGCCATGCTCGCTATCATCCTCATTATGGTTACAATTAGGCTCACTATGCTTTTCCATATAACCTTTGGCACGAATGTAATACGCATGATCGAAATGGTATTCTAACTTCCATGCACCCATTTTTGACGGATGCACCTCTATAGATTCTGGTACCTCACTTGTTAACAAGTGTAGAGAATCGGTGTCAGCGTATGCGAAAACATCGTAATTAGCCTGTGCTGCCCTTATTGTTAAATCGCGTGCGAACGAAGTTATGAAAACACCTACCGCCGTATAGACAGGAGGACGACTATCATCCATACCACGAACAAGCTTAACAGCATTATCAACAAGCTTGGGAACCTTGCTAGTAATATTAGGATTAGTAGCAAACTTACCGTACAAGCTATTAAGATGAAGTTTAGCGATCTCTCTTTTTCCGCCTTTTGCATTGGCTTTAATTTCTCCCCATTTATTAATATAAGTATCAAACATTCCTTTGGCCGCATGAAAGCGCCAACCTCCACCATAAGCTAGAATATCAATATCGTAGTGATCTTGATATAGAGCCCAATCAACATTAGTTACCATCAGTGTTATAGGGTCTGGAATATCTGTTAGATACTCTGTACTAGCAAACATGCTACTACCCTTGATTTGTATGCATGGTAAATGTTTTGGCTTAATCTTTGCTGTAAAAGTTACACTAAAGATTGTTAGCGGGTAGTCGTAGGTTGGTAATACCTCGCCTGTTATAAACTGTGGTTCGCCATGTGGCAGAGGTTGATTCATCATTACTGAGGGGTACAATGAGTTAACATCTAATACTAATCCTGCGCCTACTGTTCTTTTAGAAAACCGTGGGTCGCAGTATGTCCAACCTCCGCGGTATGCCCTACGAATTTCGCTATCCATATACTCGGAAAGAGTCGGGAAAACTCTCTTAAAAACATCTACACCGATTAGCTTTTTATACTCTGCAAGGCTATCGCTAGCTACAGTAAGGCGAGTCATACCATTATTTATCGCCTCTTGCATGGCCTTAGCAACAATAATAATATCGCGTTTAAGGTAGTCGATTTCCTCAATAGTAAGAATATGACCAATTGGTCTATTAGCTGCATAATCAATTTCACCCTTAGTGACTTCAAGCCCAAAGCTAACAGCTAGCCTAGATACAGACATAGGGAGTTTCTTAAGACTATCTCTAAACTCAGTAGTATTACCATTATCCCATTTTACTGTTATAGAATAAAATTGCCCCATATCGCTAATTAGTGTCTTGAATGTGCCAGCTCTTTTAATATCATCTGTCTGAACATGCCTGTAATCATTCTTAAGTAGCCAGTCAATAATAAATATGCCGTCAAACTTAAGGTTATGAAAATAGCAGTTAGAGTTATAGCTTGAAATATGATCTATAAAGCTAGCAATGTCAACATCTATGATAACATCATCATAGTCAGGCTTTGCTATATCCACTGTTCCCCATGACCATACGCGACAGTCTAAAGGGTCTACGGTAGTTTCAAAGTCGGCTACTACGTTAATTCTTGCTTTCTTATTTGCTGTCGTTGGAAGGCTTTTTGAACTTAGCCGGGATGGTAATGACGATTCCACCGTTTTTACCTTGCGTGATGGTACTCTTACCGCGCCGGGTTGTGGTCTGTGGTTCCCCATTAAGGCTGGTTGCCCAAGTAAGAATTTCTCCAATGTCATTACTGTAATCTCCCACAACACTATCGTACCAGCGCTCATCGCCACCAGTTGACTTACTTTTCATAATAAAATAAATGCTAGAAAGCTGCTTAGCGAATTTGGTATTAAACCACATAGTCTCAAACTGAAAATCTGACATTTTCGATGCCAAATCTGATAAGTCATGATTACCCAAAACTGTTAGCATGTGGTTCATCTGTTCCCTACCAGCAGCGATAGCGTCAGGGCCATACTCAGGCGCCATACGCTTTTTAAGATTAGCCTTAAGCTTTTCTAAAGCGTTAACATCCTTAATTTCGTGAGCCTCACGCCTAATAGGTGCAAAAGGATTAACTACAATTTCACCTTGACCGCGAACCTTATCAGGGTTCATAGTTTCCTCGCGCTGTCTAAGCGTCATACCAGCAATAGGAACAAAGAGGTCAGCAATTTCTTCAAATCTCTTAGCCCCAAGCCTATTATAAGAATTCTCAAGTTTCTTATAAGCAAGCCAATCAGCTTTAGGCATATGACCGTGAGCAGCACCAACAAAACCAACGCTACGACTCATAAAGTTATTAAGTTCTTTAAGATAGGCGTTAAGTTGTGGACGATTATACTTAGTAACAACGTTAACCGGCCTTCTAGGATCCTCCGCAGTACCGCGAATATCAACACCAGTACGACGCTTAATACGGTTTTCCTTAGCAGTAACGGCACTACGGCGTGCACGCACCATTTTACGCAAATTTGCTAGTTCATCATTAGACATAGAACACCTCAATAGTTTGCGTATAAACGTAAACACCGTTAGAATAAATCCTAGCAGGGAAAGCCATACGAATCATAGTGAAATAGGGGGTATCAATGAAAATGCCACGCCTAATAGTGCCAGTCTTAACTCTACGGTTAGACATCTTTTCCACCATTCGTAGCATAATCTACAAGCTCAACAAAATCATCATCCCAAAGAAGAACTAAAACCTCGCCAAAAGTATGGCAATGAGCAGCAACATCGCTAATAATTATATCACCAAAGTTCTTAGTAAGAATAACATTCCAATGACCGCATCCTACACGACGAATAGTAACAGGCTTTAGATCATTATTCTTAGTCATTAGTTAGCACACCGTTCCTTAATAATGGTAGCAGCAGAGAAAAGAACTTCTTGCTCAGCAATACTAAGTTTACTGTAATCAATGAAATACTTAGTGCAAATCTCATTAATTACATTAACAATCTCGGGATAGGTTGAAACACCCAACTCATTCATTATCCGTCTTACCATCCCTACGAATAGCGGTATGAGAACCTAAGTTAGCACAGAAGTAAGCGCCCGTAACAGTACTAAAAGTCATAACGTTAGCACACACTACACAAATCATTTCGACCCCTTAATAAGTTCTTTAATAGCAATCAAGCCATGACCGCTACAAAGATAAAGCCAAGCATCATCTTTAGCGACATGGCAAGTTACAATTTCAACACAATATCTCATATCGCATTGATTATTCATTATATTTCCTTAGGTAGTGAAAAGGGGTGCACCCTTTCGAGTACACCCCTTATCATTGATTAACTAGACGAGGTTAATCGTGAAGAACTTAAATCCGTTATTACCCTTCTGCTGAACAACCTTAACATCAAGGGGTTCAGGCCAATCAGAAGGCTGTCCAAGAGCCGCGAAAAGATTACGGATAGCAGACAAGAGGCCAACACTTGTAGCATGGTAGGCCGTACCATCCTCAACAATAAGGATAACACGCGGGGCAGTATTTACCTCACCCTTATCGTTAGCAAGCTCCACCGGAAGAACGATAATGTCAACCAGCTTAAGAGTCTCACCAAGATGCTCATCAATAGGTTCAGAACCAGTTAGAGCTTTTGCGATAGCCTTACGGCTAGCAAAATCGTCAGAACTAACGCTAGTGTAGTAACCAGCCTCAGCGTTGTTAAGACCCGTAATAACAGCTACAACATCGGTTACAGAAGAACTCTTAGTAGCTTCTTCAACAGCATCCTCAGTAATTTCCTCAGCAACCTCAACAGCATCGGTGCTAGCAGTGGTGGTATCTTCAATCTTAGCCATGTGCTTATTCCTTTTCTTATTTGCAACCTGCGTGAATTTGAAAGTACATTCCCTAGCAGCCGAGTTATTATAAGGCATCGGGTGAATTATAAGACCCGGCTTGCTAGAGACTGTAGCGCACTTAATATGGGGCGCCTTACCATGATTGGTAGCAAGAAAGCTAACACAATCTACGGCAACAATTTTGCGCCGTTAGTTAATTATACCATAAGCAAAAAGGTAAAGATATGCACGAAACCGATAACATTATTTATAGCAGATTCTGTAGTATGCGGAATAGCGCCGGCGATAGCGGTAAAGCTAGTAGCTGAAATCCTTTGTAGGTTTCCTACAAAAAGCAAGAATGTTATTGTATGATTTCTACAAAGCCTTCGCGGAGGGTCCACTCTCTC